GAAACCTTGGTTAATTTCGGCATTGGTCAAAGCAAAGCTGTTCGAGTATTGATCAACGGTTACAGCAACATTGTCGAGCGTGCTGTCGCCGCTTTCAAAGTTGGTCGCGTTGGTTTGAGTTGTGCTGCCAGCGGTAGCGATCGGCACCTGAACAGTGCGGCGAGGGGCGATTGCGTCAGCAGAGAAGTCTTGCGAAAATGCGCTAAGCGGAGCCAAGCGGGATTGCAGAACGGTGATTGCGGTGTCGCGGAGGACATCGGTAACAAGTGCGGAGTCGAATGTGTTAGCCATGGTTGTTGATTATTGGGTGATTAGTTGATTCCAGTTTTTCTCGCGGAAGGATTGACGTTCTGCGGGAGTTTTAAGAGCGTTGTATTGCTCGCGAATAGAAAGTTCAGAGCCTGCATTGTCCACGTTCTCTAGTGCGGGAACGCCAGCAGATGCGAGGATTTCAGCGGCTTTAGATGCTGCCGATGCTTTAACTACTTCGATCTCAGAAGCGAGAGCGTCACGCTCGGTTTGTGCTTTGATCAAAGCCTCGCTTGCGGCGTCATGCTCAGCGGTCAATGTTGAATAGCTGTTTTTGGCTTCGGTCAATTCGCTGATTGCGTTTGCAAGGTCGTTTTGAGCCTCTACCAGTTGTGCCGAAATTTCGGTGATCTGATTTTCAGCATCAGCAAGCGATGTTTCTAATCCGCTCACTTTTTCCACAAGCGCGGCGTCTGGTTTGAATTTATCGAGAATGCTCATCGTTTTTGTTTTCGTGTCAAAAATTTCATCTGCGAATCCCATTTCGATTGCGTCTTTTGCCTTAATCCAAGTTTCAGCGAGCATCATTTTTCTGATGTCGTCTTTATCTTTGCCCGTTCGCTCTGCGTAAATTGCCGCAATATCGTCGCTGATTTCGTCCAGCATGTCGGCAGTTTTGCGGAGTTGCTCAGCGTTTCCATGCTGACCTGCGCTTGCATCGTGAATCATGATTCTGCCATTGCTCGCGATCTGAATGCGGTCTGCTGCCATGGCAATTACAGAAGCCATAGATGCTGCCATTGTGTTGATCTTTGCCGTGACCTTAACGCCCCGTGCCGATAGTTCGCGCATGGAGTTGTAAATGCGATAGCCGTCAAAAACGCTTCCACCTGCGCTGTGGATCTCGATCTCAAGAGTATCGACCGCGCCATCTGCTGATGCTGTGACTTCACCGAAGGAATAGCACGCGTCAACTGCCGCCATTCCATAAACCTTGTCGATCTGCTCGATAACTTCGTCCACGCTTAATTTGTGGACGCTATCGTTTAGTTTGACCTTTGCTGCTTTGTTTTCAATCTCGATCATATTGTTTGCTTTTAGTTGTTTTTGTTTTGAGTTTGCCCACGATTGACCAGCATCGCCGCCCCACAATGCCCATGCGATTCGTCCTGCCGATGGGTATCCTTGCTCGCCTTGACTGAATCCTTCAGCTTTTTTATCAACTTCATGCCGAGCGAAATAGGAAACCATGCGCCCGATCGTGTCGGGAGATAGCGTTGCTCGGTTGCTGATGTCGCGAGCGCGTGCAACTCCGATCTCAGTGCCGCCGCGCCCGTATTCACGGCGCCATTCAAGACCGCGCTTGGCTTCGGCTGCCATCTCCTCAGTTGGTTGCAGGTTGATTGCCATCTGGTTGTGCTGTTTCGTTAGGGGTTAGCATCGCCATTTCGCGATCTTCAATTTGAATGCCGTCTGGCAACGCGCTGTTTGCGTTTGCGACTTTGACCTTTTGCATGACAAGGTAGTTGATCCGTTCGTCGATGTGATCCTCTGGAGTTTTGCCAAGGTAGCCGAGAACGTCATTAGGATTCAAAAATCCAGCTTTCCACATCTCGATCAATTCTTTACTGACTCGCCCATCGTCGATGGTGATCTTTTTCGGGTAGCTGAATTTCCAGCGATACCATTGATCGTTTGCTGGTAAATCACCGCGCTTCATGAACTTGGCAACTGCATAGCCAACCATGCGCTTAGCTGCGTATTCCAGCAAATCCTGTCGATCTTCAACTGCACGTTGCGCGCGTCCGAGGTCAGCCCGCTCTGCCGTGCCTTGTCCTGTGGCGTGCCAGATCATCGAATAAGGCCAGTTCATGCCAGCAAGTGTCTTGCGGTAGATTCGATTCTGGAATGACTCCCACATGTCACCTGGGCGATCGTTCTTGATCGTTTCCAGCTTGCCTCCTGACTTGGCAGCAAAGTAACGGATTTGCCCGCCTTGGTATGACTCCTGAATGATTCCCTTTTCGCCGCAAGATGATGGTGAGCCATTTAGCACGTTCATCGGGTCATCTGGATCTGGTAATCCTGTGTCGTTGTATTCGATAAGACCAATGCTGGAAAGCATTAGTTGCGCATGGCGTTCCCAGTCGTGAGATTGGAGCGCATCGCGGAGGTCGTTGAGTGCGTGCGTTGCTGCTGGTAATCCGCGCCCCTGCTCCTGGAAACTCGGATCGTAAAGGTGGATGCAATCGCGAGCTGATAGGTATTGAATCAGCTTCTGATCTTCATCGACATAGCAGAAAGCAACGGGTGATCCTTTGCTGTAAATAACGCCGTCCGTCAGCGTCAATCCTCGATAAGCTCCAGTTGTCAGCTTGCCATCGCGGAAGTCTTGCGGTGTTGAGATTCTGTGACTCGGAATGTGCTGAATCCTCGGATAGTCATCATCGGTTTTTGTAAGTAGTATAAATGCTTCGCCATCTCGATCAATCGCGCATGAAATTTGATACAAGCTCGTTTTGAAATCGTGCATCCCGCCTTTCACATCGCAGACGCCATACCATTCATCATTGATCTTTTCTTCTGCGAGCTTTTGCCATTCGGTGTCCTTGGCTTGCGATTGCGCTTGCCATGATCTGCCGACTGAATACATCGCCTTTTGTTGGATTGCTCCAATCAAAACGCCCTCATTGGTGTAAAGTCTGCGCGATGCCGAAACAAGTGTTTTACGATCCCACGAAGGAATCAAAGTGCCGATGTCTCGCATTTGCACTGGCTCCCATGGTCGCGCCGTTGTGTTGCGTTGCGCTCCTTTTGCAAATTTGTATGGCTCTCCGAATTGATTGACGATCATAGTTGAAATCCTCCGATGGCTTTAGGTGATGGGCGAATTCCGCGCTTAATAAAAGCAATTGCGGTATTTATAACCGTGATCCTTGTTGTTTCTGGTAAAGAAACCAGCACAGAATAAGAGATGCCGTTTTTCTGACTGTTTGTCAGAGTATTCCCGCCGCCTTTTGACAACATGCCAGTGAGTGCAGCGGTTCGCGCCGCGATAAGTGATTGCAAGATGCTGGGGTCGTCTTGTGCGGCGTCATAATACGCTTTGATAAGACTAGCGGCGGAAGTGTCCATGCTTCTTGCCGTGTGTCAAAATTCACGCCTCGATCTCTGTTTCTGGGCTGCCAATCAATCCGAGAATTGACGCTAAAACTACTTGCATGGCTTCGCAGTCCACCGCGTGGTTGTCATTGTGCCTCTTTTTCCATAACGCTGTTTTGCCTTCTCCGCGCCTGACCTCTGCGTCGATCTGCCGCAAGTATTCGCTTCCTGCATCATCGGGGATTTCCCATTTCACGCCTTGCCCGGTTCTGAGCTGGTGTAAAGTGTCCTTGATTGCCAAGTTGGAGAAGAAGCAAACCATGGTTTTTGCGCCGTTCGATCCTTGGACAGTTTGAAAACGACTGTATGATTTTTGAATCATCTTTCCAGATTGCGTTCGGTGCGGGTAGTTGTCTCGCTGGTCGCCGCGCAATGCCAGCCACCCATATTGTGCGCACCGTTTGTAAACCTCATCCTTTTGATATCCGCAGTCGATGACGGTTTTTCGACTTTCAACTTTGTATTGCTCTTGTATCTGCTTCACCCGATCCCATGTGTCGATTTTTCCATACCACAGCATCCGAGAATCTCCGTTGCTAGTCCATGACCTAACACATGCCCAGAAGTGATCTTGTTGGCGGTCGATTGTCATAAACCTGACATGCTCATCCTCCCATGGCTCGCCATCTGCAAAATCATTCACAGAATAGCCGCCGCCAGTCAGCTCTGGTCGCTCATCCTCTTTTTGATCGTTCCAGAAATCCGCCAATCGTTTCTGGATGAATGATTTCAGCAACTCCAGATTGCCTCGTTTGACTTCTCGCATGGCAATGATTCGCTCATAAACCAAGCGAGAAAGCGGAATCGTCCAGTTTTCCAACATGCAGAACCGATACCCATGAGAGCCGTCCATTCCGCTTGTTGTTTGCTTGTAATATGCTCCAGTTGAGAGTGACCGCCGCAAAACTGGATCTTCGGTTATGATGAAATCGCATTCTTCATTCTCGCAAACCATGTGCGCCGTTTTGCTCGCCGCGATTGCGTCATCGAACTCATCAAAACGAACGTTTGACCATGAAAAAGTTTGCTCATGCTCGCATTTTGGGCATTTGAAAAAGCGTTCCCGTTGATTGGTCTGCGTCCACTTGCCGTGCCAGTCGTCACCGATAACGCCGCCTTGTGAAACCAAGATGAATTGACGATTCCATCGGTCGTGCAATCGCGCCTCTGCTTGCCTGACAATGCCAGCTTTCCATTCGTGGATCTCATCGCCAATGACTCTGCGCATGGATCTAGCTTGGGTGCCTGACATGTTCGCGCCCGTGCTGAATAGCGTCATGTGAGAAAAAATCACCGCATCCTTGCGCGCTTTGTGCCGATGCTTTCCGCTTGGAATCAGGTATTTTGTTTCCGCTGTTTCTCGAAACGTGTGCATCAATCGGGTTTCAAACCATTCTGAAATCGTTTCGTTTGTTTGACCGATAACCAGAGTAGGGCCAGGATCTTCTGCTACGATGTAAGCCAATGCCGCCTCCATCATCGTTGTTTTCCCTGATCCAGTCGGAGCAAGCAAAATCATCTCGGTGCATTCTGGGTCTGCCAAGCGATCAAGCGGCTCGTTCATCCATGGCGTTGCCGTCTTGTCGTAAAGCGGTGATTTTCCCTCGTAAATTGCCACCCGATCATGCGCGTAATCGCTGGGAAGTAATCGCTGGGGTGGTCTGCACGCTTCGCGAAATGCGTCTAGCCCTTGGTCAATCTTTTCCGTGAGTGTCACCATAATTCTGATTTCTTGTCGCTCAATCTTTCGAGCATTTTGTCCATGTAGTCGCGAATTACCTTTTGCATTTGGTGCTGATTGAGTCCAAAGAGCATCGGTGGTAGATCGACCTGCGACTTGTTGACGGCTGCTTTCAATGCCGCGCCAAGTTTGACGTTCGCTTGTCGGTATTCGTCGATGCTGATGAATTTCGATTGAAGGATCTCCAGCTTTTCGGCATCTGCCAAACCCTTGATCTGCGTTGCTAGTCTCCGCGCCGTTCTCTCATCCTGAGTTCTGAGCAACTCGCCTTTCAGTTGCGCCATGTCTGGCGTCTCATCGAGCGCATTGTCTGCTGGCATCCATTCCTGCTTCAGTCCTTTCGGAAGTCTGCCGAGCTTTGAGATATGCTCGCGCACTTCTGCGTCATTTGTCAAATCAACCCCATCATCCTCCCAATGAGCCAGCGTTGAGACTGATACGCCAATTTGTTGACCCCTACCACGCAAAAAAGCCATGCGCTCGGTGTCTGGTCGTCCTTTTTTGGTCGGTATTTTCTTGGCACTCATTCAATTGTCAGGTCGTTTCCCGCAAGTGCTGGAAAAAATGCACATAAAGACAAGATGCGATG